AAAAACAAGAAGACAAATATTACTTAGGTAACAGCAATTTGCCTACAGCAAATATGGAGTTCGAGTGGACCCCTAAAATGGTCCGAGAGCTCAGAAAATCTAAACAGAATATTCTATACTTTGCAGAGAACTTCTTTTTTATAGTTAATCTTGATAAAGGTAAAATGAGAATACCTTTATACGCGAGTCAAAAAAGAGTATTAAGATCATTGCGCGATAATCGTTTTGTAGCATGTTTAGCATCCCGACAGACAGGCAAGACTACAATGATGACAATATATGCGCTATGGATAGCGTTCTTTCAAGAAGATCAGCGTATACTTGTTGTAGCTAATAAAGAGCAAACAGCAATTAATATATTTTCTCGTATCAGAACAGCATATGAGATGTTGCCTAATTATCTCAAACCGGGGGTGGTTGAATATGGTAAAACTTCGATGAAGCTGGCTAATGGCAGTAGTATAGGTATTAGTACTACTAGTTCAGATGCGGGTCGTGGTGATTCTTGTAACGTTCTCATTCTGGATGAGTTAGCATTTATTCCTAATAACTTAGTTGATGCATTCTGGAAATCTGTATATCCAATTATTTCCTCTTCGAAGAAATCTAAAATTTTTATCGCATCTACTCCTAATGGTACAGACAATCTCTTCTACAAATTATACATGGATGGTCAAAACAAGAAAAGTAACTGGTATGCAGAAAAAATGATGTGGTATGAAATACCAGGTAGAGATGAAAAATGGAAGCAAGAAACTATACAATCTATAGGGAGTGAAGAAGCTTTCAGACAAGAATTTGATTGTGAGTTTTTAGAGACTGGAGACTCATTTATAGATGAAGAATACTTTGCTAAGCTTGAAAGCTTAATAGTAGATCCTAAGCACATTTTTGATGATGGGGCTTATAAAGTATGGGAAGAGCCAGACGTAGATTGTATATATACTATCGGGGTTGATGTAGCAGAAGGGGTACAAAAAAATAGCTCCGTAATACAAGTACTTGACATAACTGACTTAACTAATATTAAACAAGTTGCAGAATATTCTAGTAATACTATTAATCCGTTTGAGTTCACAACAAAAGTTTATGAAATATGTCATCACTGGGGCGCTCCACCTCTAATGATAGAAAGAAATAATTGTGGAGCTCAAGTTGTAGATTTACTATATCAAAATCATAGATATCCTAATATTGTTAGTTATAGTCCTAGAACTGGTAAAGTTAAATTTGACCGTCTAGGAGTGTATGCTCATACTAATACTAAGTACAAAGGGGTTACTAATATGAGATACTGGGTACACGAACTCAAATGTATACAGTTCAGATCCAAAGAGTTAGTAGAAGAGCTCAGAGCTTTTCAGCGTAATCCGAATGGTACATGGTCAGCGAAACCTGGTTATGATGATGATAGAGTCATGTCTCTTATATGGGCGTTAATGATTTTAGATAATGATCTCATACAAAGATATTATGAAGTTGTAGAGTTAGATGATAATGGTAAACCTAAAAATATTATTTTATCTGATTTTGTACATCAAGATTTTAAAGGTTTCTTGAATGATTATAAAACTCAAAATATATCAGATACATGGGAACCACCGAGTATGGTGTATTATAATATAAATAATGGTGAAAGGCAGTCAGAATTAGACGATATGATTGAGCAAGGCTGGACAATGTTATGAACCAAGCACCATTTAATAAAAATAGAAATGATAAGTTTATACTTGTACTAAACTTACCACCTGCATTAAAAAAGATTAATAGTAATAAAACTCGTAATAATAATAAAATTAATGCAGATAGTTTAGAGTATAGTATATTCGGTACTCTAACACCATCTATAGATGTTGCTAGTCAAACAATACCTTATGCAACACAAAGTATAAAAGTTAGTTCGCATGTTCGTCAACCACCATCAAATTTTAATTTTAGTTTTAAAATTGATAACGAATACAAAAACTATTGGGTGATATATAAGTGGTTAGATTTATTGAACGATGTTAAGACTGGGCACTTTAATTCTGATGAAATAATTAAAATTAAAGGCAACTCATATCTAGATGCTTATACATCTATGTTAACAGTATATGGATTAGATGAGTATGAAAATAAAAAAATACAGTTTGATTACATTGGAGCTTTTCCTACCTCATTGGCGGAAATCAGTTGGAATTACGGTGAGCAATCTGAAATTGCATCATCTAGTTCATTTAGCTTTACAAAAATGGAAGTTCAGCTGATCTAATAATATTCTGTTTGTATCTACATTCAGGCATTAAGTATAATAACTTTGATAATTTTTCTTTATCAATATTACCTGCTTTGTAAGATTCTAACTCTATACAACCAATCATCTGATTAGTTCTATTCTGTATACTTTTTATATACATTGTAGCTTCAAACATTTGATCTGTATCTCCGGTATCAAACCATGCATGCTCTGGATTTAATATAGATAAATTTAAGTCTTCAGACTCGAGATAACTTTTATTAAGATCAGTGATTTCTAACTCCCCCCTACCAGAGGGTTTTAAAGCTTTGGCACGTTCTGGAGAGGTATCATCGTAAAAATATAATCCAGTAACAGCTACATTGCTTTTAGGATTTTCCGGTTTCTCTACAATATTAGTTACAGTTAAATCTTCATCATACTCAACTACTCCGTAATCTTGAGGATTGCTAACTTTATAGCCTACAATTGTTGCTCCGGGTTGAGGATTATAATTAATACCTGTAAAAATATTGTCCCCTAGCGCTAATACTACATTACTATTACCAATAAACTGTTCACCTATTATTAGAGCTTCTGCTATACCTCTAGGTTCATTCTGTACTTTATATGAAATATTAATACCTAAGTTTGAACCATCCCCAAGAAGGTCTAGAAAAGTATGTACCTTATTAGATATAATTAAAACATCCTTTACCCCTAATTTAAGTAAAGTAGAGAGAGGATAATAGATAGTTGGTTTATCATATACTGGTAGGATTTGTTTAGATAAAGATTTGGTATTAGGATACACTCTTGTACCACTTCCTCCTGCTAAGATTATACCCTTCATATATTTATATTAAAATAAACTTTTAACAAAATCAATAACATAAATCGATAAATAATTAAAGAAAGTTATACTATGTCTAGAAGAACAATTCAATCTCCAGGTGTAGAAATCAGAGAAATAGACTTAACGCAGAGACCTGCAGAACCTCTTGGTACAAGTGTTTTTATACCAGGTTTTTCAGATCAAGGCCCTACGGATGAAGTCTTAAATGTTGGTACATTCGCTGATTTCGAAAATATATATGGCAAGCCAACTAACGCCGCAGAAAGATATTTCTATCACAGTGTTAGACAAACATTCGATAGTGATGCTAATGTATATGTTTCCAGATTACCTTATGGCTCTGGTAACGGTCTTAGTGAAGCCGCTAACAAATATACAGCATTAGTATATCCTGTTGTTTGCCCTGACACATTTACGGTTACATCAATTGATAGTGGTACTCAAGTCACTACGAGTTCAACCGATCAAACTGATGGACTTACAAAAACTTATTATTTTGAAGTTGTTACTAGAGACTCTAACGATAGAATATCTTATACTTCTGTTGAAGCAGAAGGCACTATTAGCTCAGGTGTAATAACTATCGCATCAAATTCTTCTTTAGCAGCGATAGCAGGTCAGACTGTAATATCAGGAGAGGTATTTAAGGAAGGAGCTGGTACTAACCTTTTATTATCTGATGCAAATTATTATATACTCGGTAATCCAACATTAGTTCCTCTTACAGAAACAGAATTTAATAATATCAACGATGGAAATTTCACTTGGACTGATAACGGTGCTGATGGTGGTAGTAAAACATTCACCGCGACGGATTTTGATGGAGCCGGACTGATAGTTCTTAATACTGCTAAAACAACTGTTAATAATAGTTTTGAAGGTTACTACGCAGGTATAGTTGATGGTACTAATATAAATCCAGCGACTAAATATGATGCCTCAT